AAGTTTCCGTAGAACCAGTCGATATAAACTCATTGTTAAAATCTTTATCATAATAAAATTTAAATAAGTGTCCTTCCAAAGAAGAATCTGAAAGGTCAAATACTAAATTATTATTTGATAATAATTCTATTCTCGGATTAATTAAAGATATAGTTTGAGATGAACCACCAGTTCCTCCAATACTTACAACTAATGGTGGATTTTCATTTACATTAATATTACTGATACCAAACTTAATATTGTCAGAATCAACCTTATATACAAAATATGAACCAGTATTTAAACCAGAAGATACCTCATCAGATTCATAATATACTTTATCTCCCGTCTCTAAACCATGATTTTGAATGTTAATTTCATTTGTAGATGTATTAATTCCCAAAGAGTTAAATCCTATAGGATTAATTTGTAAATTATTTGTTAATAAATTTCTAGATAATCTTACTGCCGTAGAAGTTCCAATACCAACAGAAAGATTAGGTCTCACATTCATGATAATTAAATCATCTTTAATTAATCCATGATAATGAGAAGTTGATATTGAAACAGTTGATAAAATTTTCTCAACTTTTCCAAGTTTTTGTATTTTATTGGTGTCGAAATAATAATCATCAACATTATCACCTCCGGACACAAAGAAAACTTCGTCAGAAGTCAAAGAAGTTTTTATACCAATAGTGCTTGGAGATTTATTAACCGCATAAACTGTTGCTGGTAAATTAAATAGTGATCCTGTAGGAGATGTTGAAATTGAAATGGCACCAGTATTGCCATTTTGACTAAATGTAAGTTTCTGATTAGTTGTAAATGGGTGCCCTTTGATGCTAATTCTTTGTGTAGGAATAGATCCTGTAATTATCTCTTCTCCGAAAGAATACGATACTTCATATCCCAATCCTGCCGTTGTTCCAAAACCAACAGATTCTTGTGGATTGAAGTAAATTCTATTATTTAATTCAGATTCAAAATAATCTACCTTTTTATCAATTATAAATGTTTTTGGTTTAAATGATACTGCAACTCCTATAGTATGTCCGGTTCCAGGAAGACCTCTATTTACTCTAAAAACATTTTTATCTGGATATACATTTAATATTTCCAAAGTTTCAGTTCCGATCCCAATACTACTACCAACAGAAACACCTGGTGGAATTCGTGTTACATATATTTCAGTTGTACCTGCTCCGGCAGATATACTTGTTCCCAATCCCACAGTTGAAATAGATGGAACATTAATTTTATAATATCCATTTAGTGTAGAAAGATTTGAAGTACTAAATCCAGATATTGAAATATAATCTTTATCTAATAATGTATGAAAAGGTGAAATTGTTACAGTTACCTTATCATCTCCTCTCCAAGTAAATACTGCATCATTATAAGTTTCATATGAAGTATCAATTCTATCAATATTTCTTCCTTTTAATGATGAAACACTAGCATAAATTCCTCCACCATTAGTGCCATCATTATCAAAATTCAATAAATCATTTACTTTATAATCATCTCCACTATTAATAACAGAGATTTTAGAAACTGATCCATCTTCAATATCTTCAACAATTATTTGTTGTTGGTCGATTTTACTATTTTCAATAATAAAATCATTACTAGCACCTTTTTCTAAAATTTTATATCCTAAAGTATTTCTAGAAAGAGATGAATTATGAAAATCAAATTTTTGATTTAAACTTTGATTTTCATCAATAATATTTGACTTAAAAGAATTTCCAATAAAATATGGAAATTGTGGTTCTCTTGTAATAGCATCTATAGACGCATGATATGCATACACTCCATTTGGAAAATCTTTCGTTTTTACAAATCTTCCGTTATTTTTATCAAGATTACCATTTTGAGAGTCGTATCTATAATCATCGACAAAAAATCCCAAAGGAAAGTCATCTATTGATGGTCTATCGTAGATATTAGATATATTTGACACATAACTAGATGTCATGATCTTAATACCAGAGTCCATATTATCTGGATCTACGATTGAATATGGTCCATATATAGGATTTCCATCATATGCCCATCCAATAATATTAGACAAATCTTCAGTATTCTCATTGAATGAAGACTGCAAATCTTTAGAATATGCAAGTACCGAATATGATAACTCATCATCAACATCTTTTAATAATTCAGTTTGTTTTTTAACAATTTTTTCAACCTGATTGATAGTAAGTCCTCTTATAGACGCATCTAAAATTTGACCAGTTCCACTAGAAACAACTTTAATTGTGCTAGAAGTGGAATACCCTATTCCTGCATTAATAATATTTACACCAGTAATTCTTTCATTAGTGACTATAGCCCTTAACTTAGCACCACTACCCATATTAGTTGGATCTGAAACTATTAAATCCGGAGTCGAAAAATATTCGTATCCTCCAAACTGTATATTTGTTTGATTAATAGATCCATTAACTATAATAGGAGTTATTTGAGCATCTCTACCATTTTTAAGTGAAAAAGTAGGTTTTTTTTCAAAATTTAAAATATTTGATCCATATCCGGTTCCTGGTTCATAAACATAAATTCTTTCAATAGATCCCTTAACAACTGGAGTTGCAGTTATGGATTGGATTTGTGTTGAAGTTCCGATACCAACTGTCGTAAACTCAATACTTGCTTTTATTTCTGGGTATTTAAACTGCTGAAATCCAGTTCCAACGGAAGATAATTTTACAAAATTATTTTGGGCATAATTTGCAATATTTGTCCCTCCAATACCAGCATCGCATACTCTAAAGGATTTTTCATCATTTCTTAAAATGAAATATTGATTAGTCGTAGTTAATCCAGAAATAGTTTGTGGTTGTGTGGTTCCCAATCCAACAACAGGTGAATACTCTACAATTTCTCCACTTAAAAATCCATGATTATTAAAGTTTATTGTGTTTTGTGAAGTAGAAATTCCTGTTGGTTTGACTAAAAGTTTTCTATTTGTAAATGATCCACCTTCTATAATTTTTATCTCTGAAACAGTATTTGTTGCAGATTCTATTACGAATTTATGTATTCCACTTGTGGAATCATTTGCAAAAGAAATTTGATTAGATTCACTCAAGTAATCATCAAAATTATTGAATAATACTATTGTTTTATTATTATCAACTTTTGCAAAATAATTTTTATTATTTAATAATGAAGATACTCCTATTCCAATAGGAACACTTTCATTGCCACTGTTTCTATAAGTAATTTTTTGCCCGTTCGAAATATTATGATCGTCTAAAAATGTTAATTGATTAGTAGTTGTACTTATACCTCCACCTTCAGAGATAGATCTTGCATCAAATAGCATTTCCCTTCTTCTTTTATTCAATATTGGTTCAAAAAACCCTCCAGTTCCATTCCCACCAGTAATATTAATTGATAATACTTCCTCAATATCAAAATCTTGCTTATCTACGATTATATCTGTTACTGTTCCCCTTATAATTGGTTGAACTAAAGATGTAGTCCCAACACCATTAGATACTATTATCTTCGGAACATTAATAGTGTCAAAATTGATTCCACCATTTAAAACTTTAACATTATCTATTGGACCATAATAAATTTTATCTAAAGTTTTGTAATTGGTAATTTCAACTCCATTAATTAGCATTCCAGTTGATCCTGGAATTGTATTCTCTCCAATTCCATTCTTAATATTATGATTTAAAGAAAATTTCTTTAAAATTTTCTGAGGATTTATTATTTTCGATCTTTGAGAAAATAAAGTAAATGTGTGAGTTTCTAATACTTCTGTATTTGATTTAAATTCAACAGCGTTTGTATCGGAAATTAAAAATGAAGAAGATGTATAAAGTTTTATTTGTTTATTATTAGATAAAACTTTGATATAGTAAGAACCTCCTTCCTCCAGTCCTTTTAGAGGTTCTCCAGATGAAATATATTGAACTTTGTCTCCGGTTATGAATGAAACAGGAGTATCAAAGAAAATAGTAGAATATAGTCCAGTATTTTCATTAAAATCAATAATATTTCCAGAAGAAGAAGAGATGAATGATGATATGATGTCTTGTTTTATTTGATATGCATATGAATTTGTAAATCCATTTCCCCAGGATGGAAGTGAATTTGATGCTACATATGCAAAATTATTATCGTCAACATATATGTTCTGAACATCAGAAATAATACTATTATTTTGATATTTAAAAGGAACAAAAGCACTACTTGCCTTATTGATTTTTCTTCTTAACTTTATGGACTGTTCTTCATTTGGAGAGAAAAAACTTAGATTTCCTATAGAAACTGAATTGGATGTAATATCAGCATTTACAAATGGTATATCTGAGGTATCTGTAGGATATATTACATTATTTGTCGATTCGTCAATAAATTCTACTCGATCTCCTTTTTTCAATTGAGATCTATCAACAGAAGTTTTTAATACAACACCAGTTGGATTTGATCCTCCAATAAAACTATCAATTTCTATTGAACAACTAGTATTGTAAATCCAAGAATTTGCAAAAATTTCTGTATATGTTTTATTTTGTTCTGGATTTTCAATTAAAGTTCCAATACTCTTAACTCCTAAGATTTGTCCTTCACTAACAGAAATTGAATCCGATTTTTGAACAAAATTTGAAAGAACCCCCGTCAACCTTAGAGTGACTTTTTTTGTTGTATCCCCACCTTCGTAGGAAAAATATGTATCATCCGAAAAAATACTATCTGTGGCAGTAATGGTATCAACAACTCCAGAACATCCTAAAAACTGATTAATACTCTTATCAACATATGTAATAGTACTATTTCCGGAATATATTGTTCCGGTCTGTCCAAATCCAATTGTAGAATCTACAGATATTATAGAAGCACCAATACTGACATTCTCCAAAACTTTTGAGTTAGGAGTAATTATAAAATTACCTTGAACATTACTATTATCACCATATCCAACAAATAACCCTATTTTGTAATATACCTTTTGATCTCTTGTAAATATTTCAACTGAAGATATGGAAGCATTAGTTGTAGGATCTGTTGATTTTGTTAATGTTTGTCCAATTATTTTCGTAGGGTCACCACCAATAACTTCGGCAATACATATTTCTTTTCTAATAAACTTTGCATCTGATGGTTTTATTAAATATTCCTCAAGATTAACTATTTTTGGAGTTTCTCCAAATAATACATTAAATAGTATTCTAAAAGAATCATCAGTACCTTTGGATTCATAAAATGATCTAGATTCTTTTATGAAGTTTCCAACATTTATTTCGGGTTTAAAAACTTTATTCTCAAATCCAGGAGTAAATGTAAATTTTAATTTTTTATAAAATTCTTTTAAAAATAAAGAACTTAAATTCTGTACTACGGAATTTGAAGTATGGGAATCCGCAGTTGTATCTGAAAATACCAATTCTTCTGCATTTAGATCATTATGATAACTAGTAATTCCACTAAAACCACGAATACATCCTGTAAAAGTGTTTGTAGTAACTCCAGTGTATGTTATAATTTCATCATCAATCTTTAACAGTCCATATTGCTCAGGAAATCCTTTTGTGTTAATAACACTAATTGTGTCATCAACATATCCAATATCGGAAGATAAAGTTGTAAATCCTACAACTACTTCTGGAGTTAAATTATCTACTTTTAAATACTGATCAAGATTTTCTGCAATATCAACAGGACCACCTTGATACTCTTGAGAAATATAATATTGTTTTAAAAAGTCCAATGCCATTGGACTTTCATCAAAAACATATTCCGGCAATTGATTAGAAATTATGTCCTGAATCTTGACTCTAGATTCAATTCCAGTTTGTATCATATTACTCTCTGATTAAACTTCCGTTTGAATAGCTTGATGTGTAAAAATCTCTGGTAAAGACTGTACCTGATATTTCATCTCCAGATGAAATAACATCCTTAATCATATTTATTTTACTTTTTCCAATGTCAAAATTAATATAAAGTTCTCTTAATCCCACAACATCATTTGACTCTGGAAATGCTTGTATCTCTATAATATTATTTGGATGAACAGTTGATGTAATATTTACCGTTCCTAAATTAATTTCACCTTTTATATAATCTACTGTTCCTGCAGACTTTGCAATGACTCTTATACTCCCATCGGATAAATTTTTAACAATTGAAAGAATTCCAGTTTTTTTATCGGCATTTGGTATATCAGTCAAATATACAATACCATTTTCACCAGAAATAGTAAATCCAGTAGATTTAATATTTCTTCCATCTTCAGAAACATGAAACTGATTTCCAAAACATAACTCATATTGTGCAAATTGATTAAGTAGTGCAAATAAATTTCTTCTTATCGTAACTTTGGTAATATTTGATGTTATAGAAGTGTCAGTATCGTCAATAGTTTTCAATAGTTTACTATACCTCATCCTTCCTCCAAATTTATTTAAATCGACTGATTTGGAATACATTACAATTGAATTAATTGTTTTAGATTTCAAATCCTCTGGTGAAGACACCATTGAATCATTATAATAAATAGATGAATCAATCTCAACATATAATATCTTAAGATCCATAATTTTCTGATTAATACCAGATATTGAATATTGTTTAAGTTGTGATAAAATTCTAGATTTATTAAACTCGGATATTAAAAATCCATTTTTAGGTTTTATTGAAACCTGAACGGTTCCAAACTCTGGAGGATCTAATTCTTCACCACCAACAACTGATACGGATTCAGTATCTGGATATATTGTTTTTATAATTGACTCATAATCTCTTCCAGTAACTGCTCTATTTTGTGCCGAATATATTCTTGGAGCAAAGTATTTAACAGAATCTATGGATTCAATTTCTTGACCATTTTGAGATGATTGATTTGTGATGATAGTAATTGGATCTGGAGCAACTGAGTTCCCATTACTATCAACTATATTGCCAGAAAATGAGAATGTACTAGCACCATTACCATCTTTTCCATCAGTAGTGAGATAGTTTACAGTAATTATTTCTCCAGACTCTAATTTTCTTCCAATAAAACCATCACCAAATAAAAGTTCGTATTTTTCATCTTGAATTTCTTGTATTAAATAAACAAAAGAATTTCCTGTAACATCAGTGATATTGTTAATTAATTTATATTCTATTCCTAATCCAGATTCTCCCTCTTTCTTTACATATACTTTTATTGTTGAAGTATCGATAAATGAATTATTAAGAATAAATTTTTGATTTAAAGATGAATCAACTACGAATTTTTTCTCAAGGAATGTTCCCTCATAAATTTCTATATTTTCAAATATTGCCGATACTACAGTAGTAGGAACACCACCAACATTTAAATTTACAAAACTAGTTGGTCTTTGTATGTCTTCTAATATTGAAAATGTATATGAAGTATCATTTGTATTTCCAACACAAACTAAACCCTTCTTCAATGTCAACGTTGATGAAAGAGACTCATTTACATTATTTACGTTCGCTATAAAGGTCATAGATGCCTTTGCAGAGCTTCTTGATCTAGGAACATATCCAATATTCCTAGCAAGAGAAACAACGTTCTCACGGAGTGTTGCAGAGTCTAAGAAAGACTCATTCACAACCATATTTGAGTTGAATGCTGTTATGTAAGTATTATATGCTAAGGTGTCAATTAATACTGAAAAATTAGAACCTTCAAAGTCAAACCCCGAGAAATCAGAATTTGCACGTAAATAATCTTTGATAGATTCTTTTATTTGATCGAAATCTAAATTAGCGAATTTTGTAAAAGGCATATTACCTTGTTGCCTCTAAAAGGAATGAATATTCTTGTGTTGGAAACTCTTGACCAATAATATCAAATACTACAGTAACATCAAATGCATTACGGTCTGGTCTTGGTAGAACCTCAACTTGTAAATTATTAACCCTTGGTTCAAAATTACTAATGGATATCATAATTTGATCACTGACTACAGAGGCAGTACCGAAATCAACAAATTCAAATAAACTACCCCTTACGTCAGATCCGAATATTGAATTGAAAAATTTTTCGGTTGGTATTGTTTGAACAATATTTCTCACAGATCTACGAATTGCTGCCTCATTTTTGAGAACAGGTAGGTCTTTAGTAATTGGGTGAGGTATAAATGATAAACTAATATCTTTAAATGCTCTAGATATCCTCTGAATTGCCATTTTTGACTAGAGTTTTCTTAACTTATTTATACTCTTATTCTTGAAGATTAATCTGCCCATTCTTTAAATCATCATGCATGATCTCTTGAAGTACTCTTTCTTCTGGATCATTCGTTTTTTTGGGTAACGACCAGTAATCTGTGGTCAAACTTGTTGTTCCCCACACTTCTTTCATATAACTTGTACTTCTATCAACCGGTGAATTGCCCATTTTGCTCCTATTTTGTTATAATAGAACTTTTTGAGGGGTTCCTATCCCTATTTTTATTTATTTTTCACCCTCTTCGGATGAATTTTCACGTTCCTGTGCGGTCTTCCAGAAATATTCGTCCTCTCTACCCATTCCAAGTCGTTCAAATCCATTTTCAACCTGATAATATTGAGTCGAAACCTTAAAATCAGGCATTTTTGGTTCGACAGGTGTCAAACTATTGTCAAAAATACGTAATCTATTATTTGGATACAGTGCATACTGTCCATTCTCAAGTTCAATTAGGTTATGAGACTTATGTTCGGCAGGATTTTCACTGGTTGCCCAATCAACATAGTCCGGATCATGATGATAATTATCAATAGTACAGACATACGTACCTTTCACATTACCAAAGTCCTTTGTATAACATTCAAAGTCCATTGATCCAATGAATTTCTTATCCACCGAGACAACCCCGTAGTCCATACAATTCCAAAACTGAAGGTTTGGTAGGTTCATGTCCGGACTTGGGGTCTCAGGGTCCGCCACAAAGGCACTGATAGGCAATTTATCATACATTGCCGCATATTCTGGTAGATAGGTCTCAAAATAAAAAGCACGTCCAGGAATCGATTTAACCGATACCCAGACGCCCTTTACAAACTCACCATGTCCACTTTGATGATCCGTTAGATATTCCTTACGAACCCATACTTCCTGTGATGGAAGATTTGCAATCAAACATGCCATATGGTGTCAATAAAACTACAATTAT